GGATAACGGACTTACATCTTCAAAATTGAAGATGAACCGTTTCGCGAACTCGGCAGAACCATTATGAGAGATGAGGGATTTTGTCAAATTTACCTCAACTCCCAGCTCCTTCATAATCTGAAGGTAATGGTCGGCAACGTAGCGATCTCCGATCACTACGTCGTCGCCGAGCACAGCATACAAAGGAAACCAATGGGACGGAGCACATTCAGGGTTAGACACCCTGAATGCGCGATGGTAAGCCATTTGGACAACCAAATGGTGGGTCATGTTGAGCATACCCCATGAGGAGTAAGCTCCCATGGGTTGCCCAACAGCATAACGCAGTGTTTCCGCGTTAGCCACGAATTTCCGAGCCACTAAAGGCACGGAAAAGTCGCGGTTAACCAATATACGCCCCCATAAGTCACCAAGTCCAGAGCCAACCATAAGGTTGAGCACTGTAACTTGAATACTTAAGGGTACTCTATCCGTAGCAGCTGATAGGTCGAAGGAATACAAATCTGTATCACCTCGAGCCTTCAGCTCTGCCAACAAAGCTTTTAAGGGCTTCGTTTGATCATGAGTCCCATCTTGGGGAATCATACGGAATAGGGCGTATAAAGCCTTATGCAAAGGTGCCATAAGCCACTGCGTCCACGGATCCAACATCGCAAATACTCTAACTTTCCCTGCAGGTTCTTGCTTTAACGCAAGACGACCTATCCATTTAGGGTATTCCCCAAGTGGTAAGGCCGGCAAAGTGAACGTGGTAACCACTTGGAGAGCTTTCGCAAACCAAGCATTACCCGTTAACTCTGCATATGCAAGGAAGTCCAACCAGATTTCACTGGTTGCGAGTATTTTCGCTGAGAGCACAATTGACTCCCAGCTATGCGATGTGTATCCTAATACCTTCGAACCGTGATAGGTTCCATCTCTTTTCATTTCCGAAACAGACCGGACCGTTGGGCCCGATTTGAATATAGGAAATAAGGAGATCGGTAAAGAGATTACTCTCTGAACCAGAGTATTTAACGTTTGTTGAACGTTAAATACCGGAGCCTTCGCGTCCAAGAGTTCATCCAGCTTGAGTTGTTTCTTAAGCAACAATAAAGAAAGTTGCAAAGATTCAACCCACTCTAGATGAAAACTTGATACATCCACCCCTGGTTCAGTAATAGTACTGAACTTCGGGACGCCGGGATACTCTAGGACTCGATAGAATCCTAGAACTGTCATCCAAAACTGAATGACATTCCGGTCACCTTTCTTTATGAGGTGACGATGTATCGGAGGAATCACTATGGGAAGACCTGACTTATTAAGTCGGATCTTCTGACCATCTAAGGGTTTTGTCCCTCGGTTACCAGCGCAATACTGCATAAGCAGCATTTGCTCCGCTTTCATTCTTTTTACAAGGAATGGAATCCCATTCTTACGGGCCAAGGATACTGCTTTTCGGAAAAATCGGTATAACCCGATTATCCAAAGACTACCAACTCTTCCCAATAGAACTTGAGCCAGGTTCACACCGTGACCCACGAGGAATCTCCACTGATTTCTCAGCAGAAGGCCCGAGTAATCGGGTACTTTGACACTTAGGTCTTTGGCGAGTTGCATCAAATGATGTAATTTTGTCATAACCTAATAGTTGTCGGGTACGAGATTATTCGCCCGGTTTCCACCTTTCGGTGGGCCGCAGGCCCCTCTAGCAAGGCTTGAGTCCATGAGCGCCCCCGAAGGGCCCATGGAACTCTCGGGAAGAACTGATATCTTATCAGTAGTTTGGTGTATCCAGCCCACTTTCGTGTTTTGATACCCAGGAACCTACTTGACCGATATTCAGCTCTCACTCTACGAGCTGCGTATCCGCTCAACAGTGGTTTCTCAGGTGATTGCAGGTTCTAAACTGCTTTCAACCTCACTCCTTTCGGATTTGGGTTTATTCCTCGATCCGAAGATTCGAGTGTTAATGCCAAATTAAGAGGCAAATCAATACCAGAGTCGCGCACTGAAGATCTGTTTTCCAAACAGATAGACACATAGCTCGCAAGGGCTATGGGCTCCTACGTCGGATCCAACTGTAAATGATTACAATTGAACGTAAGGAAACTTGCGTTCCGGAGAGGGGTAAACCCC